CGTGTTTGTGAAAGAAACCGTACTTAAAAAGGTACGATCTATATTTCCTGCTCCAATAGCCATTTTTCTTTAAAATTAAAAGTGAAAAAATTATTTTTTAATAACTTTCATCTCCTTTAAGAATCCAATCTTATCGTCATACGGATTGTCGGAACGTTCCGTTTGAGGGATATCTTTTGATTTCAATTCAGGAGTTGCGTTTTTCAACTCAGATTCCATCATTTTCCTGCCTAAAGATTTTCCATGTTTAATTAACTCGCTAACAAATAAAGTAGGGTTTTCTGCAAATGCAACAACCTTAGTCCATTTAGCCCAATCAATTTGTCCATCTTTAGCAAAAGTTGACAAAAACTTTGTTTGATCCAATGCATAATCAACAACTTTGTTAGCATCATCAATTTGAAAGTTAATCCCTTCCCCATTGGCTTCTACTTTAATTAAATTGTTTTTTAATACATTTGAAATTCCAGTCTGAACAATTTCACGGCTTTTGCGCATTTCCGATTCTTGTTGTTCTGCAGAAATTTCTGGTTCAATATCTAGAGGCGTTATAGATTCCAAAAATTCTTTTTGATTTTCTTTTAGAGAAACTCTAAGCTTATTAGCATCTCGCTTTAGCAAAGCTTGTCCTATCTCAGCATCTTCATCATCAAATGCCTCTAAATTATATTTCTCAAGTTCCTTTTCAAATAAACGAGCTTGCGCCTTAGGACTTAAATCAGAATTTTCTTTTTCAAAATTCATCTTTAAAATGTCAACATCGGCAACAGTATCGTAATTTGTTTTGGTGGCTTCTAAAAAAGGTTGCAGTGTACCAAACTTCTCGTAGTAGTCTACAGCTTTTTTTATAAAGTCATCCTTGAATTTATACTCAACCTTTTCAGATTTATCTTGTATCTCTTTTGAATCCGACTCATCAATTAATGCCGTATCGGCTGTTTGATCTTCCGGAGTTACATCAACTTCAATATTTGATTCCTCTAAATTAGTACTTGTACTCTCGTCATTTAAAGCTTCAACTTTTCGAAGCTCATTATTTTCAATATCTTCAACAGTTCCATTATCTTCAGAATTAATATCTTCTGTAATAGTTTCTGCGGAAGTTTCCGCTGCTGTTAAGTCTGTTGTTTCTTCAATTATAGTTTCCCCTTTATCTAAAAGTTCATCTAAGTTTATAGGGCTTTCGCTCATATTAATTTATGTTTGGTTGTGCAAATCTATGAATTATTTCTTTAATTCTTTAGTTTTTTCGTCAGCCTTCTTTATTTGAGCAATATACTCTCTTGAAGAAGCCTCTATCTGGCTCATATTAATCTTACCATTTATTACCATTTGTTGTATTTGTGCTTCTAATTGCAATTTGGTAGTAATAACTTGAGCCTCTAATTCTTTCTCTTTTTGAATCAATTGCAATTTAGCTTGCATTTCAATTTGAATAGTTTGTTGCTTTGCTTGCTCTGCTGCCATTGCTGACTGTTGCTGAACTTGTGCGTTTGCTTGTTGCAATTCTAAACTTCTCTTTTGTGTCTCTTCTTGGTTCTTTTTAATCTTGCTACCAAGTAATGCTTCAGCATACTTTAAATTACTAACATTTTCTAGCATCATTGCGTCAGCCAAATTAATTTGTTGCGTTTGAATAGCTAAATCAATTCTTTGCCCAAACTTTTCTTTTTCGTATTCGTTAGGTTTTTGTTGGATAACTAAACCACATTCATATGCTGAAACGTTTGGATCTAATTTAAAGAAATTAACACTATTGGTTCCTAATGCCCTAGTAAACCCTTCAATTGTTCCATTTGTTGCCGCATCTTGAATTCTTAATGTTAACGAATAACATAACCTTTCTAATAATTTTCTTTCTGCTCTACGCAAGAAGTCTAATGAATTATTAGTTGACTCAGATGCATATTTTGCAACTCCTTTTAATGTTCTTGGATCTGGAGTAGAACCGTCAGTAATCTCGTTGAATCCTAGAATGTCGCGTAATAACTGAATGTTGTTTGTGATTATACCAAAATACTCTTGAGCTTCACCGCCAATACCATTATTTAATTCTTCAATAGGCTTGTAATTACTAGCTTGCCCTTCTTCAGATAGTCTTCTGTAAACAAGGTTACCTGTTTGATTATATAAATCAATAATCTCCATAGGCTTTAATGCTTGCCCTCCTCGTCCTAATGGCACTCCCTCAAGGGCACCAAGTTCAATCATTATACCTCTTGGCCTAGCTCTTAACATTACATTTTGTAATTTATACCAAGCCATTTGTATTTGATCGGCAATTGCTTTCATCTGATCTCCTAATGAATAAGTGCTCATTTGGTAGATATTAGGAGCAACAATATGATATGATAACGACGTGTCAGTCATTGACGACTTAGCGCGCTTCATGTTTGTAGCTAGTTTGCAATCAAAGAATATATCAGAATCAATAACCCATTTGCCCTGATAAACAACTTTGTAATCAGTCTTAGTATATTTCTTTTCTTTCTTTGCGTCTTTTACTTTAGATGCTCTGCCTACAACAAGGTTTCCTTTTGAGTTAACTCTCTCCTCCAGGACCATGCTATTGGTAGAATAGAATTCCAAATCTAATACGCGAATTCTAAATCCATCATAATTTTTGTTTTGATTAGAATTCATGTTTCGAAGTAATCCGGGATTTCCCAATTTGTTAACATATCGTTCTGCTAACATTTCGTAATCTGCTTCAGTAATTTGATCGCCAGCTAATTGTTTTAAATCAGAAATTGTTATTTCAATTACTTCTCCTATATACTGAACGTCTTCAAAGTGTGGATCAATAGAATAAGACATAACCATATTAGATGGGTTAACTCTTCTTATCTTAATGTTACCTTCTCCGTCAAAATATTCTTTATATCCAGTAATCCCTAAATCATGTAAATCCTCAATCGCTTGTTCTCTAATATTATCAAACTTATTAAGGTTCATAATTAACTCAAGAGCTTGCTCCATTTCAATTGCCATTCTATGCTTATACGAATAATCCATATAAGTATCCAACTCTTTAATACTTTCAGCGTCAACTTCTGCATCTGGAATCATTGAGGGATCTAACCCTTGTTTAGCAAATTCTTCTTTTAATAAAATCTTTGCGGCATTCTGAGCGTAAAACTCTTTTTTATCGTCTTGCGCTAATGGATCAATTGCATCTACTGAAATATTGTAATCTGCTTTAATTAAAGTTGCTAGTGCAATTCGTCTAAACTTTGGGATGATAGGAAGAATATCCCAGTTAATGTTAATCCAAGATTGATCTTCGTTTGCGGTTTGATTAGGTTGAAACAGTTTCTTATACCTTGTGATCGATTGTTTTCCCAACATATATAATTTTATCTCATGGTACTTATCCCTCCCATTATACAATTGATTAGGATAGTAAGTTGAGAAATCTGTCCACGCAGATTTTATATATTGAGAAATCCAAGACTTGTCTTTCTTAGAGTTTTCTACTAAGTGACTTGGAAAACCAAGGATTTGTTTTACGTTATCTTCCATAATTAAAACGGAAATACATCTCGTATTTCGTATAAAGTTTGTTTTTGTTCAATCCTTTGCGCAAATTTTGATTTGCTTGAGGCAATTAACGTGTAACCACTTGCCATCGTCGCATCAAATTTAGTTGTTTTATTAATATCAAACATCAACCAATCCTTTAAAAGATTTATAAAAATTACTTTATGTACATTGTCTGTTACATAAGCTTCAATCTCTTCAGCTATTTGCTGATGTGTTTTAACCGTAGCCGATATCCCATATTTATTGGCACCTGGCATCTTTGTTAAAAACCTATCATAACCCCTATATTCAAAGTATTTAATTAATCCTACTTTGTTATCTTCTGGAAGTATTTTACATCCAAAGAAATGAGCAAGCTTAATTATATCTTCATAAAATATTTCCGCTTTTTCTGGGCGATTTAAATATTCTACTAAAAAAGTTTCACTCAATTCATCCATGGCATCAAACTTACGATAAACATAAGCCGCCCCATCAGATCTATTTGTTCCAGTTGTAATACTATGATCAAAAGGATCAGATCCAATTGCATATTTCCTATCATTATCCGGTTCCTTTTTACTTCCGTATTGCTTTACTTGGTTGTAAAAATCTGTGTCAAAAGGATTAACTTTTTTGTGAACAAGAAATTTCCCATTAGATGTTTCTTTAAAAACAACCCTTGAATCTCGTTCTCCCTTTTCCCACATGAATTCACCTTGCAAATATAATTCTTTTTTATCAATCCATGATATACTTTCTATTTGTCTATTTAAAGACATCGCATCAAATAAGCAACTCTCTGCTTCGCTAAAAAATGCTTCCTCAATAGTAAATGGATTTTTTCGTATATAAGATGCTAGTGCTCTATGATCCGACTCAAGAGCCTCCCTTGCATTTATGTAATATTCTTTTGCCTTCTCTTCGTCACCATATCCAAACTTATCATAGAACAACGTCTTATAGGCAGGCATAAAGTATTGGTACAATCCAGACATCGTTCTTCCATTGCCATCCCTGACAGATTGGTTTGATGCTTGCCATAAATTCTTAAATGACTCGCCACCGTCTTCCATTTCCTCAACAGTTGTGGTATAGAGAGCCTTGCCAATTATTATTTCTTCTTGTTGCAAACAGAATTGAACAACCTGGTGTCTATCGTATACGTTTACATTCTTTGTTTTACCCGCTTCATCAGCAAGGTATCTATGTAACTTTGTCCCATCATAAGCAAACTTGTCAGCAGATTTAAATGTAATCATTGACTCTAACTCAACCTTTTTTTCAAAATCAAAATCTGCAGCACCCCTTTTATTTGTTTTAAAGAAACGAAGTTCCCCCTTAGGTGTCATTCCTTTTTCAGTATCGTATATTGGCACAAAGAAATCAGGTAAATATTTAAACGGCATTACAACTCCCTTGGCAAATACGTTATCTCTTGCATCATCAAAAGTCTTACTTTGAATACCTGCATTCTTATTCTTACTTCTAGACGTTAACTCAAACAAGAAAGCTCCCGCCCTCATTGTCTTCCCTTGGCGACGCTTGGTTACCTCAATCATCCCTAAGCAATTAGGATCTTGCATACAGTACTCTAAGAAATAAAAGAAATGCAAATCAGTCATCCTAAAGTCAGGATACCCTACATCAATCTTCCAGTGAACCAAATAAAAATAATGTAACCCAGTAACATAAGTTCCTTTGCCATTATTCATAAACCAAAATCCATTAAGCCTCCTGTCCCATTCTTGGTTACGATATGATTGTAATTCAGGATTGTAGTAATCGGGATTAGATTTTTGTGCCAAGATTTCTTTCTTACGCTTAAGCTCGTAATCTGCTGGCGGGAGAGGACGCTCCCAGTATTGGTATGCAGGTTTTGCGGAACGTTGAATAATATCCCTAGTCTCCCATTCGTTAGTTACAATATTCCAAACAACTCCATTAGGAGGAAGATTAACATTTATGCCATTAATCTCAATCTCCCTATTTCTTTTATGTTTACGATACATATTATAAATTAGCTATAGACTCAGGTGTAATATTCATTATATCACTTTTCTTTTCTTTATTATCTCCAAAGATTTTGTCTTCATAAGCATCAATCCTTTTAATGATTGAATCGCACTCGTTCATTAACTTACTTTTAATCTCAAGAGCTTGCAATTTATCCTTATCATTTTTAAAATTAACAATAGGTGTTAACAATTCTTGTTGGTACTGCCATAATACTTCCTCGTTAGCCGTCAATATAGCCCATACCTTGGACGATTGGAACCTTAGATAGGAGTTTATATACCCCAGTATATTATCGTGGCTTAAATCAAAGATTTTATCAGTAGCTGTTTTTAATTCAGCCATCTCAGCGCACTCTTCTTTTCTTAAATTAATGTCAGGGATCTTTAATCTCATAGGAGATTTTAAATCATATAACAAAACAACGTATTTAATAATAGGTACCTCAGAAATATTAATGCTTCCAAAGATTTGTTTAACCATAACATTGTTTTGAAAATTCTTGTCGTTAATAGGTAACGCTAAATCATCAAATTCCTTCTGCGTAAATGTTGCCATAATATGTTTATTTTTTTAGCGGGCGCCGGCGGACCGTAATCCTTTCTTTTTTTTCTTTTTCACTAAGGAAAAAATTCTTTTTCCTTTTTTTGAAAATAATTGATAATATATTTTTTATTATTAAATCTATTATTATATTCTATTATTATGTGGTGAGATCTAGAGGGAGGGTATAGTGAGATCTAGAGGGAGGGTATGCCTAAATCTCACTAGGGGGTATAGTGAGTTCTCACTAGGGGGTATGCCTAAATCTCACTAGGGGGGTACCCCATTATTTTACCTAAAATATCCTCTTGGCGTACCGTGTAGTAGTCTTTTCCTTCAATCTTATTTTTGAAGTGTGCATTTTTTGCAAGAATAATTTCATCATTTTGTTTTACCTCAAGTTCATTTTCTCCAATAAATGGTTTTCCAATAAATTTTAATTTTGCAACCCTAATTGATGAAGTTTTATGCAAACTCATTACAATTCCAGAAGCACTTACTGTTGCATTTATTTTTTTCGAAAGTACCTCCACCTGATTATATTCATTCTCCTGCTCAACCACTTCTTCGCAAAGTGTCCATGCGCCAACAGGTATAATACGACTATTCCTAACAGCACAAAAAATCCAATAATAAGGTACTTTATAATAGTTCCCATAAATGCAATTTGTTTCATTGTTTGTTACTAAGTAATGAAAATAAATCTTATCCCCAACTCTTACTTCTTTCTCAATTTCAAATCCGTTCTCGTTTATGCATTTTCCTTCAGGCACCGCAATGACAGTACCATATATTTTAGCATGATGTGTGGGGTTGAATAATGGATCAATATGAAGTTTCATACTACCATATTCTATAGTGTCTTCTAACGCAGAATCTACCCTAACTATGACAGTGTTTACGGGTGATTGCTTAAGCTCGTATGTAAGCATTTTATTATTTGTTTGGTTTGTAAACTCAAAGATATACTATAAAAAGTAATTTTCATAGCGTAAACTTATGAGTCAAAGGTTATGGATTAAAACGCACGGGAGCCAAGCCAAAAGAAGAAACGCAAAAAAAATACTGGGTGGCATTACCTTTTTGAATCCAAAATCCTAATTTCCAGGTCCTAGAGCGTGTTTTCTTAAAGCATAAATATGTTGAAACATATATTTTTTATAGCAATCGATTTTTCTCCAGGATAGCAATGCAAAAAAGAAAAACGCTTCCAGGATTAACGCGGAAAAATAAACGCGAAAAGGTGGCTACGCTCCAGGACGGCTATACGCTTCACATATCACCATTTACCAGGGACCTAAAATAAATCTATTCACCAGGTAAAAACCCAGGTAAAACAATCACCAGGAAGAAGGTCCAGGGAGATAAAACCCAGGGAATAAATACCAGGTTAAAACCAGGTTTCGTCCTGGAAGCATTTACCAGGTAAAACGTGTAAAATCATATAACTTTTTTTATAATTCATTGTATTCTCATTTTTTCGTCGACACAATTACCCTATTTCGTCGAGATTATTTTTGATATAAACCCGTTTTTACCTTGTTTCGGAATATCATTTAAACAAAAAAATATCTTAATTATGAAAAAATTACCTAAATCAATCGAGACGCGGATTAACTTAATCAATTCAATGATTCCGCAAATTTCTAACCTGGACGAAATTCCATTTACTTATAACGGTGGGACCTGGCCCTATTACGTCGAAATTCAGCCTATAGAAATTAAAGGTTTGAAAGTTATCATTAAAGCTAAGGACCTAAAAAGTAAAAATAATTATATTAACGCTGAAAAATATAATGTAAATAATACCGATTATTTCGCAGATAACGGTTTGAGCGGGCTTAGTTATGATTTGTCGGTAATTCTCAAAGCATTTAAAACAGCCTTAAAATAATGGAAGCATTAATAATATTTTTAGCGTCTTTTTACTTATCATTTATCTATCTATTTGCCTGGAATTATAACCAGGATAAACCTACAAAAAAATGAAAAATTACCGTTTAACTTTTAAAGACATTTATAGCGACGTTCTTTACACGTCAATAATTCAAGCTAAGTCAATACGCGGGGCTGTTCAGCGCTCCAGAAAGCTAGGACCTTTGGAATATGTTTCCAGGTCCATTACAAGCCTAGAATCTGAATTTAATTTAAAACTTGACAAAATAGAATTTAATTATTAATCCAATCATTTTAAACAAAAAAAAATCATATGAAAACTATCATAGCACCAAACGGAAACCAATTACAAATTTCAAATAATCTTTTGAGCAAAGGAGACACAAACGCGAAACTGATTAAAAACTTTTTAGAATCGCATATTTTATACCTTAACCCCTGGAAACAAAATTCACTAGGAATTAATCTTTGTGCCGGGGCTTCCGATAATTGTATTCAAGTATGTATTTATACTACCGGACGCGGAGTAATGGCACCCGTCCAGGAAGGAAGGACGCGTAGGACGGAACTTTACATACAGCATAGAAATTACTTTTTAAACATGCTATTAAATGAGCTTACAAAACTCAACAAAAAAGCTTTAAGAGAAGGTAAACAAATCGCAGTTAGGTTAAACGGAACGTCGGACCTGGATTTTATAGCTATCCTTAAAAACCGTTTTAACATTGATATCCTGGACGCGTTTCCTGGACTTGAATTTTACGATTATACAAAGATTCTAGGTAAGGTAAAAAAATACGCGGGGACCAGGTACAAATTAACTTTTTCGCGTAGTGAAACAAACGAATCGGAATGTATTGAAGCTTTAAGCCTGGGCGCTCCCGTTTCCGTAGTTTTCGACGACAAAAAGCCCATGCCTAGTATTTATTTAGGGGCTAAGGTTATTGACGGGGACCTTGCCGATGACATTATGTTAACTGCTGAACCTGGAACGATTATAGGCTTAAAAGCTAAAGGTAAGGCGCGCAAAGATAAAACTAGCGGATTCGTAGTAATTTAATTAATCACCAGGTCCAGGGGCTAAACTTCCTGGACCTTAAATAAACCAAATATGAAAAACGAAATAGAAATTTTGCAAAATAAACTAGTAGAATTCGAAGCTAGGGAACAAAGATTAAGGAAGCTAGTCCAGGACCTAGTCCAGGTGACAAGCTACGAGAATTACCAGGAAACGGACGAAGAAACGGACGAAGTTACTACCTGGAAGCTAGGAGAAATTTATTTCAATTTAACGGATTTAGCTATCTGCGATTTTGACGAAGCTAGGGACCAAATGATTTCTAGGGACCTGGACGCGGACGACATACTAGGAAGCAATCTAGATTTAATCACTACTTTCCAGGACTACATTACCCCAATCCTAAACGAATTAAATTATTTGACGGAAGAAAATTCCTAGGCTAAAATCCTAGGGAATTTCCGCTCTCAACAATACTAACCCAATCGCAAAAATAAATTAATCAATTAAATAATTTCAAAATGAAAAACCAAATAAAGGATTTAAGTAATTTCTCTGATATGGAATTACTACATGAACTAGAGAAGCGCGGACACTACATAGAAGACACGCCGAGCGTTATCGACGTAGAAGTCGCCATGACTTTATACGGAATAGGATACAATGAACTCAAGTTTAATGAGAAGCATGAAATCCTAATGACTGCAGTCAAGAAATCAAAACTTTTTAAAACCGATGTTTTCGATGAAATGAGTATAGAATTAGAAAATTGGATATCATATATAAAAAACTAATCATGAAAAACATTAATTCGAATCATGTAATTCATTTGAGAAATGAATACATCACAAAAATTTTTAACATAATCAAAAAGGAAAATCTAGGCGGGACTCTCTTAAGCTTAAGAGAAGCCGACGAATTTAGGTGCTTTCAGTTGGTGCCTACATACGGAGAAGATAGCGACATAATTAGATATGAGCAGTTTGAAGCCAATGAAATAGAGATAGCGGAAAACGTATATATTTTAGGCAATAATTCGGAAGGTAGTTCTGACTGCATATTACTAATGGATTTAGATATTAACGAAATAGCTATAGTCCTGGACATATTAGAGAACAAAAAATATTTTTAACTAAAACCCAAAAATTAACATGAAAAAGCATTTTTTATTTGGCAAGCATGCCATCAACGTTTACAAAACCAAAGGCATTAACTCGGTTGCCGAAATATCTCCAAATGGATACGAGTTATTCACCTGGGTTGACAATCATAGCAATCCCGAAAAATTAATGGATGCATTCATTCCCTGGGGCGACTACGTTGAAATTAAGGAAGATGAAATAAAATACATCAATCTAAAAAATAACGTATCAAAATGGAGAGAGTTTATAAATACAACCATTTTTGCAGAAGATTTAAATGACGGGCAATTACTCGATTATTTAATGGAAAATTTTCAGATCCCTAAACCTAGAATAAAGTTTGATTTATATGCATCAGACTATGTGTTATTTAGCCACGCAAGGGAAGAATTTGAAAGGTTTAGCGACGGTGATATTGCCATTTATGGAGTTAAAGAAGATGCAATACTCCACTCCAAAGGAACTGATTATTTACCAATTAGTTGTACGGACCTTAGTGAAGAAAATAAAGAAATATTATTAACTCAAATAAATAGAATCGAACATGACTAACAAAATGAATCTAACAGCCTTGTATTTCGCAAAGTATAACATTGACGAAATAGCCGAAGAAAACGGGATTAAAACATTCATATCTGGTTCCAATGATTTATATATCGAACTTAAATCGGGAAGAAATTTTAAGTTGTCGGAAGATGAAGTAAAATACCAGGCAATTGAATACCTAAAAAATCAAATATCAAATATTGAAAACAATTTTTAATAAATATAATCCAAAAATGAAAGATTTAACAAAAGAACAACAATTAATGGTAGAGTCATTAGTTGCACATTTCACGAATGAAAACGAAAGAAAAGAAGACCCTTACGTTTTGGAAACTGACATAGACTTTAGCGCTCCCGAACTTGGTAAACAGCATAGCGGGTACGATTTTAAATGTTACGACGGGTATGCCGTTGGAAAAAATGAAGTTGTTGAAATTATAGTAACATACCCTAAAATGATAGACTTAACTCATTCTGAAGTTGATGAATGCATGTATTTTAGGTATGGATCCGATCATAAAAAATATGATTATGAAATTCATTTTGGCGATGTAATGATGTTTAAATCAAAGCTTAAATCTTTTAGACTTTTATAGCGATGAAAAATAACCTACAAGAAAACACCTGGTTTGAAGTGTACAAAACTTGTGCAGACGAATCAACTGAAACAATTGCAATGTTTTTATCCTTAAGGGATGCATCTGATTTTATATCGCAAACTGATAGGCACAGCGAAGTGCTAAACATCGACGAGTGGAGCGGGAACGGAGTAAGTATACCTAGAAGAATAGGCAGAATCAAATAACATCATCCTTGTAGGTGGGTTAGGTAAACCTTCATTAAATAAAGTGATAGAAATAAAACAAGAAGACTTAGAATATTGGCTATCGGGCGCGCTCGAAGGCGGTTCAAATTATTGGTACTTAATAATTAATGATTACGATAAGAGCGGGTTTGATAAGAAGCTTTGCACTATAGATAACTTTGCCAAATCATTACTTGAAACACCCAACTTTTCGATCAAAATATATGACATCGAAAACTTTAGTGAAGACGAAGATTTAGATTTAGATCCGAGCGGTGCATTACTTGGCGAAATATCCTTAGCAAATATTGTTAGGGGCATGGACCTAATGAAGGAAAACTATAGGGATATGTATGATAGACTTTATAGTGGTGATTACGACGCGGACGATTGCGATGTATGGCTACAGCTAATAGTAATGGGCGAGGTAGTATTCTGCTAGTGCGTCTATAAATTGCTCGCGTTTGTCTACAAATTTAGACTAATTAAAGCATTGGAATTATCTTTAAATTATAATTAATCAAACAATTAGCCACCTCTTGGTGATATAGGTTAACCAGGTTTTGTAATGTTAGGAAGCGAATATTTTGAGTATTATTTAGTCGAAGAGGAGCAGGAATTGTTTAGAAACAATTTGCTCAACCAGGTGACTGAAAGTTATTTATGGGAATATTTGGATAGGGATTTTGATTCCTTTAAGGATTTTCTCACCCAAGCATTTTGGTTTAAGGAAACTCCCGAAGGTAATGAGTATTGGGAATTACTATGTAGCATCAGAAATGATATGCATGAAAAGAAAGTAAAGATTATCCAGGATTTCATCCGTCTTCAAATTAAAGATGAACATCAACTAGATAAGTTATTATTCCTGGCTGAAATGCATGTAAGACAATATGGTACAAACGAATTTTATTATTTTAGAGATGAAGAATAGAGCAAAAATTATTAATACAATCAAAGATTGTTCCTTAGAGCAGTTAGATATTAATACGTTATTGGATATCGCGTCAATGAATGACGAAGAGCTTGTGCAATACCTAGCCCTGGAATTATATTCATTAAAGTATGAGTATGAAAATCTTTTAGACAAATTAATTGTCACTGAGAATACATTATTTGAAAAAGTTAAAGAATTAGAAATCAAATTAGCCATCAAAGAGACATGTTAAATTTTAATATTTTAGTAAATCCTTTTACGCGTAGAATGTTAATATCATCGCGGATCAATAAAGTAAGCCATGAAGTGGTAATCGAATACGGAGATTTAGACGAATGGCATGCATTTATGTTTGACGATGAAGTGTTTGATATCCACCTCTTATACGAAGGAGAATTAGAAATTAGCATCTATAGGGTAACGGAAGGTAACACCTTAGTAAATAAAGATGATTCAATCCATGTTAAATATAAAATTATTTGCAAGGATGAGTTTTAAAGAGAAGCCTACTAAATCAGATTACTTTTGGGCGTTTATGTCTTATGTAATTTTATATTTAGTATACAAGTTAATAGTCCCATAATCACGCGGAAGTTCCGCTCAAAACAATTTAATTAAACCAAATGAAAAAAAGATTCGTAATTGAGGCTATTGCTATAGCTGTTTTAGTCACATGTTTATTAGTAATATGGATTAACCTTACCATAAAAGAAAAAAAGGTTTATATCAAAGGGCATGTGCCGTATGAAGAGTTTGGCATAGAAACATCTGCTGATATTTATGTAGATAATATGCTTAAAAGACCATATACTAAAAGCGGTAGACTTATAGGTGAAGAATAATTAAAATTTAAATATATAAAATCAAATAAAAATGGAAAGAAGAATTGAGTCGACTGTTATTTCTCGTCATGGAAATCTTATTAATATTTATGCAGTAGAAAATTCTCTTGTTAGGAAAGAAATGCTTAAGCCCTATAGCTCTTATGAAATTGAATATAGATTTGGGGCAAACGGTTCAGATACTTTCATCGGAGAATACATTGATTGTACTCCCGAAATGAGAAGTCTAATCTTTACTCATCCAACGAAAGGGGAAGGTAGAAGAATTATTGTACCAACAAATAATATTATTAAATTACGTCATTTGTTTGATAAATAATTTGAGTTATATTTGTGAGTAGTATTTTGAATTGTATTGAGGGATGCGATTCAAAGTATAGGCTAAAATCCTATCGCCCAAGTTTCTTCCCTCAAGGACTTGGGCATTTTTATCTTCAATGGATCTAGAATTAATGGCATTTATGGCGGTAGTTAAAGTTAAGCTGATTCATACTCAAATGGACCTGGCTGACTATCAAAAAGCATTATCATATGCAACCCCCGAAATGGAAGCCTTTGATATTTTATTAAAAAATGCAGAAGAATTAGTCAAAGAAATTCAGTTTTACGAAAATAAATTAAAAGAAATATGAGTTGGTTTGCGGTGATTTCTTCGGAGATATTGGTGCGAAAAGATTTGTCTGCTAATGAGAAATTATTGGTTGGTTTAATACAAAGTTTATCCCATCAAAAGGGGCATTGCTTTGCAAGTAATTCTTATATGGCTGAATGTATTGGAATTTCAGCAAGTTCGGTTAGACAATACCTAAAATCTTTAGAAGATAAGGATATTATTACTAGGGATTTAAAGAAAAAAGAATCTGGAGAGGTTGAAATAAGGGAAATCAAGTTGACTACCCCTCTGCCGAGAACTCACCATACCCCTAGTGAGAACTCACTACACCCTCTGCCTAATTCTCACCCCCCCTCTGCCGAGAACTCACTACATAATAAGAGAGATAATAATAAAGAGAATAAAAAAGAAGAAATAGTTAATAATCGATTTGAGGAATTTTGGGAATTGTATGGGAAGAAGGTAGGGAAGGAAAAAGCAAAGCTTAGTTGGATTAAACTAAAAGAAAAAGAAAAAGATGATTGTCTATTGGCGATCCCGAAGTATACCAAAGCTAGACCCGATATAATTTATCGAAAGGACCCTGAGCGTTACTTGAAAAATAGGGTTTGGGAAGATGATATTGTAGGTTCCAATCTAAATGTTAAATCAGAACCAATTGATCAAAAACAATTTGAATTAATCATACCAGACAAATGGCTTTAAATAAAAAAATAGTAATTGAAGATTTTTTTCTAGAGGAGGATGTTATTGCATACCTACTAGAGAATTCTCACATGGTTCAAGATGCTTCTAAAATTATAACTGATAACTGCTTCGTAGACTTGTTATTTAAGGCGTCATTTAACGCGATGGTTGAATTATCTATTGACAATAAGGTATTTAATCGTTACGATGTTTTTAGACTGCTTAAATCAAAGAATTTGTCTATAGGTGTAGATCCCTCGCATTTGCTAAGTTTGTTACCTAAGGGCAAAGTAGAGCTACCTAAAGTTTGCGGTGAGCTAAAAGAATTAGAAGTTAAGAGGATTGCTAATGACTTATCAATCTCTATTCAACAAAGTCTAGCTAATGGCGACGACATAACAAAACTTTCGAGCGTAGTAGAACTAGGGTTGGCGGAAATTCACAATGGTCCGCTCTCAACTGAAATATATTCCCTAAACAATGTATATGAATCCGTGATGAATAAAATGGAAGCTACTGCTGGGGTGCTTAAATTTTCGGGCGTTGACACTGGTTCGCGTAAACTTAATTACGTCTTAGGGGGTTGGCAACCAGGAGTAACAATCATTGCGGCTCGCCCTGGTATGGGGAAGACTATTGCCGGTTTAGAGCATGCAAAATCTGCATCAAAGACGGGGGTTAAAGTATTATTTCTTTCGTTAGAGATGCCTAAAGAATCATTAGTTTATAGATATATATCTAGTGAATTTGAGGATTATAAGTATTCTGATTTAAAAGCAAATCGTATTAGCAAAGAAGATGTAACTAAGATTAGGAATTCTAATGCTAGGGTCCTCAAGCAATTACCTATTTCGTTTTACGATTCTGATAATAGGGATGTCAATTATTTAAATTTGCTATTAATTAAGGAGTGCAGGAAAAATGGCATAGGACTAATAGTTATTGACTATCTGCAGTTAATACGCGACAATCAAATCAAAGATCAAAGTGACTTCGCCCAGGTATCATCCGTATCAAATAAAATTCAGAAGCTTACTCGCAAGTTAGGTATTCCAATTGTAGCGTTATCTCAGTTATCCCGGAGCGTTGAATCCAGGGCTAATAAGCACCCAATGTTATCCGATTTAAGAAGCAGTGGCAATATTGAGCAAGATGCAATTGTAGTTATTCTATTATACCGAGACGACTATTATAAATACGTTGAAGCTAAAGAATCAAATCAACCCGTAGCTCAGATGGATAATAAACTATTGTACATCGTTGCAAAGAATAGAGACGGAGAGGTTGGCGATGTTAACAGAATTGTTGACGTTAAAACAAATAGAATTGCCGACGAAGAATCAGAATTGTTTGGATTCAAGGAACCCCAGGTAGCATTTAAAGATTCAGCAATCAATAAGATTCAACCTAATTTTGACGATATAACAATTAAACCATTTTAAGATGATAACGCCCAAAGAAAAAGCAGAAGAATTAGTAGATAAATATATCAAAGCTTCATTTAATTGTACTGATTGTGTAATGACATATTGTGATATTAGATGCACTATGTTATCATTAACAGAAGCAAAAGATTGTGCAATAATCGCAATAGATGAGATTATTAAATTCGGTAATGAACAAGGAATTAGAGAGCCAATGATGTATTGGTATAAAGTTAAAGAGGAACTAGAAAAACTATGAATATATACAAAGAGTTAGCCAAGTTTAAAAACGTTAAGTACCACGACGAATTCCATAAATACTTCATTGGGGAGCAAGAACTTATTAGCGGAACCGGATTCATTGGGACTTTTAAAGAGAAGTTTGATTCTGCGAATATGGCAAAGTCGTCTGCAAAAAAGAAGGGTGTATCAGTAGAAGAGATCCTTTCCGATTGGGCTTTTAAAGGAAACTTCTCCAGGACCAAAGGAACGCTTCTGCATGATTATGCTGAAAACTATTGGCAGAATAAAGTGTATCCTATTGACTACAAATCATACGAACAAGAGTTTGGAGAAGGATTAATGGAGGGAAGACTTAAAGAATGCCTTAGGATGTTTCATCAATTCTACGAAGACTCAAGTTCCGCTCTCAACCCTATTGCATTAGAGCTTGTAGTAGGAGATTCTGACATAGGGATTGGTGGTATGGTAGACGGGTTATTCTGGAATCAAAAAATGGGAGAGCTTCAGATATGGGACTATAAAACTAATAAGGAGATTGCAGAATTTTCAAAGTATAGGAAAAGAATGCTTGCACCAATTAATTTCTTGCAAGAATGTGAGCTTGAGACTTATTCTATTCAATTGAATCTTTATAAATATATTATTGAGAAGAATACTAATCTTAAGATCGGCAGATGCTACCTGGTTCATATTCACGAAGAGCAAGAAAAATATAATGTTATCGAATGCAAAGAATATCAATACATCATTGATATGTTAATTAACCATAAATCAAAACAAAAATGAAAGAAGAAATTGACGATTTAATTACAGATGTAGGAAGTTCCATAGAGGAGGCTTACAGAAGGGGACTTGAGAAAGGTGGCTTAGGGAATAAAGCTATTCTTGATTCTAAGAAAGATATGTTATCAAAGTTTGATTTATATGTTCACAAGAACTATAGAAGACTTGAGGATGCTGAATATATTTTATTCATAGATAAAAACGACAAGTGGGAAAGAGCACACTACAAAGAAAAAGTAATCAAAAACTTTTTACTATCATACGACGATGAGGGGACAAATTAAAGCAAGCAAGGAGATACAGAAGTATCTAGACTTACACGGCATACCGTATCTTAAATTAGATGGGACAATAAATCTGCTAGTAATGAGAGCCAATAGCCGTTGTCATTACGCAGTCATTGAGTTCTTTAAAGTAGACGACGACTATTACCGTACGCCACAAAGAAAGGCGTTCACGTTCCACAGGTTATGGGGCAACACAAAAGAAAAAATAATGAAGGAATTAAATAACTATTTAAATAATTAAATAAAGTGATGGAAAAGAAAACAAAATTAAGCTTGTCGACAAACGACACTATAATGTCAATCGAGTTTGACAACTGGGATGTAGACTTGGACCAGTACTTTCAGGCGTTCAAAACGCTATTGGTTGGTGTAACTTTTACTGAGGAGCAGATAGACCATTGGATAATAGATGAGGGAGAATTATTGAGCGATAACGGGGATAATGATGAGCGACAAACCCAGAGTAATTTATTTTAACATTAAAGATGTTTTACAAAAGGACGGGTATTTGTAGAATATGTTTTATGTTATGATGATGGAAAATTCCAACAGTAATTAAGAATTTGCCACATAATGAGGGTAAAATCCGACATTATTTTATAATTAACCCACAAAAAATGAAGAAAATGACAAAGAAAATTAAACTAATGCATTACCGATTAGACGACGAGGTCTGTGTTGTGGACTACAACAACTTAAAGGTTTCTTACTTCGGTAAGAATGGGCATCACTACAACTTATTAGGAGCAGTTAGTGACAGAATAGAAGCTTTTTTAATAAGAAGGAAATGGAATAAGATTACAGCAGCTACCTTTGCAAAACTAAAAGAAGAACTATATGTCGAACAAACTAATTAATCCGAAAAAAATTATCTGGTACAAATCTAAAGACAGTATATGCTATAGGTTTTTTGGTTGGGGAATTTACGGAATTAACACTAAAGCTAGTTGGATTCCATTTTCGATCAAGTACGGTTTTAGAAAGCTTCCAATCATAAAAGGATATTACATTGAATTCATGATACCACTATGGCTCCAGAAAATAAAGAATCGTATTACAGCCAAGCTATCACTTGGGGAGAAAAATACTTATGTGAGAATAAAGAAGCGCAATCCTTTAAAGTAAAGCTAGGCGAAATAATTACCGACGATTTATTTTTTGTATCTGTTCAGGTTGAAAGAATTAAACATAATGTAGGTAGAGAAAAACAAGGGGCATATAATAGGCTCCGGGAGTTTAAGCAATTTTACGAAAAGATTAAGGAAAATAGTTTGCTTGATAAACTAATTTAGTTACCTTTGTTTTAACAAACCAAACAATCAATGAATAAGTTACAACAGATATTAGAGAACTTCCCAGACGAAGAATTTATAATAGTAGACGGGTATGATAATGCAGTCATAGGTGTTGACACAAATAGCACTCCTATGCGTTTAGTATATTCTGTTAGCGAAATGATTCAGTGTCTAATAGATGAGGGGATGACTGAAGACGACGCAATTGATCATTACGAATACAATACCGTTAGATCTTTGCCATACGTTGAAAATGCTCCGATACTTGTTAACACAGATTTCTTTTAAGTAATGTACCACAAGAAAGATAAGTTAGATTGCCCTTGGTGCGGAAAATTATATGAAGAAGAATTTGCGGAAGCAAATATTGCCAAGACAATTAAATGTATCGAATGTGAATATTCTTTTAGAATAAAATTAAATAAGTCTACCTACATATCCCTTAATAGAAGATTAGACAATACAGTAAAAATATCTAGGAAGCAACAACTTAAAAAAGACAAAGAGTACTTTGACAAAATAACTAATCGTTACATTAAAGAGCTTTTAGGGAAACAGAATCAAGAATTATTTGATGCGGTATTTACGAAAGGAAGATTTGAATGGGTGAGAAAGGTTAGAAGTAAAGTTGTTTTTGAATGTTATGTTATGGGTTTAAATATAACAGAAATTAAATCATATTTTAAAAGTAACGGTGGTAGAATTAGACCTGAAACAATTAAAAATTATATAAGTTAAATGAGAAGATTACTTACAGACAACGAGATTCGCAATATGGTATGTTACTATGCTAAGTGCCAATCGCTAAGGGATTTTATAGATGAGAAGGTTGTCCCTTCGCAATTCCACTATCAAAAAATTAAGCAATATACCAATCTTCTTATAGGAGAACTTGAAACCCAAGTTGACGTTATAATGAAAGCTAATGGAGGGGAAGCCCAGGCGGATGTATTAGATCAATTTGTTAATGCATCTATCCAGGCTGACTATTTATTTAATGTAGCATTAAAACTTGAAGGAATTGATTACGATAAAAAAATGGAGTGTACAACTAAAATATCTGATATACTAAAAAGTTATGGAATCAAATAGCGAAAACATTACAACATTTACCGACAGCATAGTATTTGATACTATCAAAGATCTTGCAAGTAGATCCGAGATAGGTTTGGCTAAGTATAATATGACTATGGATCGAGAGGATCTTATTGCATCTGACTGGGTTCAGAATGCATATGAAGAAGCTTTAGACATGGCGCTATACCTTAAGCGATTAAAGAAAGATATGCTTGCAATGGAAGAAGAATTGAGTGCATTCAAAACTCAGGCGATGATTAGATCAAAGCTTGTAGATGAAGCTGTTAAAAATTCTACTTGCACAACAACTAATAGTGGCACGAAACTTGTATATGATTTCTCACCTAAACCAAATGAAGTTAATACTGGCTCAAACGATAGTACCGTAAAAAGAGCCTGGCATTTTTGATTGATAGTACCATAATTTTTTTGTTTAAAATTATTTAAAACTACTTGGCTTTGCTGGGTAGTTTTTTTATTATAAATAATTTGCATTATAAATATTTTTAATTACCTTTGCAGAGGTAATATTAATCAAATGAAAAGAAAAACATACAGCGATGTGCTCCGCCAGGCGGAGGCTATTGCACAAAATCCTTTAAATAGGAACCGTAGGGGCGATTTTAACGAACCTACTAAACGTAGAATAAGTAGATTATCTTTGAAGGTAGCATACTTATCACAATTTGAAGTAATTAACAATTAAACCAAACAAATTTTAATCATGGCAAGAGCTGACGAGTACAAATCAAAAACAGAATCTCCAGTTAAAAAGTATTTATCTTGGAGTTCAAATGAAAAGTGTTTTACCTATTGGGATAAAGAATCTCAATCAAACAAAAAAATGGAAGTCCCATTTTCGTTTGTGCATTTATCTGACATGTCCTGCATCAAAGGATGGCACGATGCATCTTCTTCTGGCATTTACTCCAATGAAGTTAAGAATACTACAAAGGAAGAATTAAATGTTCGCGCATTTAAAGGCGGTGATTTAATCAAAGGGATGTATCGCGACATTAAAGAAAAAGTTAACGCCTTAGGAGGAGATTATCACGCAAGCATTTACGGTTTTGCAAATGGAGAGATTGTTAATATCTCGTTTAAGGGAGCTTCTTTAAAGGCTTGGAGTGATTTTGCCACAGAGTCTAGATCTTTATTTTTATCTAGCTTAATTACTGTATCTGGGGCATTAGACGCAAAAAAGGGATCTGTTAAGTATTCTGTTCCTGTTTTTGTGGTAGGGACTGGTATATCATTATCAGTTAGTGAAGAGGCTGAAGACGCTCATACGGTTTTATCAAACTATTTTTCGGCAAGAGTTGTTTCTGCTGAATCACATCCATTAGAAGTCGTAGCCCAAGAAACTAATATCCCAAAGTTTGAAGATGCACCAGTTTTTGAAGACAATCCTTTACCTTTCTAATATGCAAGATTTAGTTCAATTAAAAGATAGCCCTTTATTAAACGCTAATAAAGATGAAATGAGTAGCATGGTTAGTTCTTATATTCAAGAACTAGCTATGCATGGGGGTAATCCTGTACTTGATTTGGCATTGTGCAAAAAGTACATATTCCTTCTTGAGGAATTATCTAAAAATTTAACTCCTTTTGCTGACGAAGAGCTTGGTAAGTTTGAAAATGCCGAAGCAAAAATTGCTGGCACAGAATTAAAACGTGTAGAGTCTGGCGTTAAATATGATTATTCTGACAATAAGGTTTGGGGAGAACAAAAATCTAAAGTAGATGAAGAGGTATCAAAACTTAGAGATATTGAAGCTTTTGCTAAAGGATTGAAAAGCAAAACCACTATTGTAGATGAAATTACCGGAGAAACATTTGAGTATTTTCCCCCGGTAAAATCAAGTACAACAACCGTTAGAGTTACAATAAAATAATTATACCATGAACCAACAAAAAGAATTTAATAGTGTCTGGGAGAATATCTATTTTCAATTAGAGTTAGCCCACAAAAATAAAATCGAATCAGCAAAGAATCGTTTTGCAAAAGAAAAAGAAAATGAGAAATATAATAAAAGAAATTAGAACTGAACTTGGGATGACTCAAAAGCAACTTTCCGAAAATGCGGGGTTTGCTACGGTTCAACAAATCTCTGGACTTGAGAATAATCAAAGAGGTGTTGGATTTAATTTGTTGTCAAAAATAGTCAGAACTCTTGTAGTAAATGGATATGACGCTTCTTTAGATGTAGTGTTAACCATTAATAACAAGAAGATAAGAATACATTGAAAAATCCTAGTAATCTAAAACCAGCCGAAAGGCTAGATGAGATAATGGAGTTATCCCATAAATTCGGGGTATGCTTCATTGTCTCTTATTTTTTAACCGAGTTAGCAGAGAATGCAAGTCACTCAAGTTTTGATGATAAGTGTTATTGGAAAGATGTATTAATGGAGTATGACAATAAAATCAAATATGAAAACTAACAAAGTAGATGAGATTGTATTTGAATGGCACGACATTGATGTATCACTAAATAAGTTCTTTGCAGGTAAGCACTGGACAATACGCAACAAAATTAAGGACCAATTCCATTCTTTGTTTGGAAAGTTACTTGATGGTAAGTATAAAAAGATTAATGAATACTCTGTTAAACTAGAGTACAATAGCAGATTAGATCCAACAAATACCATTATATTAATCAAGATTGGAGAAGACTTCCTTAGGCATATTGATATCCTTACAGACGACACTAAAAAGTTCTGTAAGGGCGTTACAATTATTCCCGTATTAACAATGGGAAAGAAACACTATAAAATGACATTCTCAATTATATCTTATGCAAATAAAGAAAGTCTTACTTATACCTCCTAGTACATACCAAGAATCTGTAGCAGATCTTTTTTCAAAGGAAGTATTTTATAACACAAGCAATAAATCAGTCTATACAAATACAAATAAAAGTAGCCCAGAGAAATTGATCTCAGGAATTTACCTTGGTAAGTTAGCTGAATTTGCTGTATGGAATTTTCTTATTAGCGTTAAAAAGAAAGCATCATTCCCTGACGTATCTATTTTACCGGCAGATATGAAATCGTATGACGCAGATATTATTAGCGAGGGAACTAATATACACGTTAAGTCGTGTATGTCATCGTCAAATACATTCCCAATAAGTTGGTTATTTTATCCAAACGATCCTGTAACAATAACTCCACAAGAAAATGATTTCTGCGCATTTGTTATATGTTATCCAAATAAAAGGTTTGAAGGGTATTTTGCTAAAGCAGTTGATATGTTAGGAATGTATAGGGATCCCAAGTTAGAACATTTAAAAAAGAAAGTTATTTACGAAGAAGATTTAATTAAGTTAACATAATGGAACAACAAACAAGATACAGAATATCAGTAGCCCTAAAGAAATTTAAAGATTCTTTAAAGCCACACACAGGACAAATATTAGAATACGAATCTGTGCCATTTACCGTCTACACAAGTAGTGACAAGTACATAGTATTAGATGCTGTATTTCTAGATTCTAAACAATATATAGATACTATGCGAGTATTAGAAAAGACGAAACCATTTATATGTAAGTCTTGGGTTCCCCATAAGAAAGATGGGATTGAAATATATCCTGAATACAGTGGAATTATTCATGGAATAATACATAACGAATTTACTTCTTTCCGCCCCTAGTCTTACGATCTCCTGGCATATCAGTTTTAGAACCTCTGTTAACAGAAGCCTTTTTCATTACAATGCCTTTGCTAGTATGGGACGCGTCCTTGCCATCTCCGTTTCCGTAGGTTCCTTTGTCGCGATTAACCTTAACTAACTCTGCTCTTTTAGCACGTTGTTCTGGTTGGGCATTATACTTTTTTTGATAAGCATACTTCTTAGCCTGCGATTCCGGGTTCTCTTTATAGTATTGTGCTGAAGATTTCTTTTTCATTCCACTATCAACGTTTATGATTCTGAGCTACTAAGATACACAATTCTATGAAATATTTCTGCGTAAACGTCCACTTGGTAAAGTTAATATCTTTGTGTAGTAACTGGATATTTCTTTTGATGTAGCCTTTATCGTTGTTAATTCTATCGATAGACACCATACCATTCTCTGTGTCTGTATCAAAATCTAATGGTAATCCCGACAACGCACACTTTCTATCTTGCTTAATATAAATAGCCCAGATGTATTTAATATCAAACTCAAATTCTCTCCCTTTCTCCAAAGCCCTTCTTTTTTTATTATCAAACCAAGAGATAGGGATTTCTTTGTACTTTCCCTTGTTGTTCTTTCCTGATTTATTATGACAAGTTATGCAGCTAGTATTATTCTTGGTTGCCCTATTAAGCTCACACTTAGCTGTATAATATTGTTTTTTACCGCAGGATTGACAAAACTTAAACCACTCGGTTAGTTTGTCCAATGATTGTTTTCTTTCTCCCACCAAAATGTAAGGTCTTGAGTTTTATCGTCGTAATACTCTCCCACAAAGTCAGACTTATATATACTATGGATATTCTCATACATAGTTAGAGTTAAGATAGGTAACTTTATCTCTAACGTGTTCTTGATAATGTCTACAACTTTAGTGTAGTTGCCTCCTCTTATGATACCTGCCTCAACTAATAATATATTCTTCTCGGCTATGCTATCTAGATGGATTCTAAACATCTCACACAACTCTTGTATGAATCTGCCGTTGAATGTCTGGTCTGGATAAGGAACGTCAATTCCAAAGCCATCGCATATCTCTCCATCCTTTGTTAGTTGGTGTCTAAGGTACTGTCCTATAATAGATGAGTAATCCGTAGATACGGTAACTATTATTGTATTAGAGGCATCTATGCCAGCAGATAGGAGGCTATCTCTTAGTAAATTCATTAGGCGGAGTTCGTCGCTCCATTCTACTAAAAGCTCCTTCCTAATTGTGTCCATAGCTACTTCTTTTTCTTATGAGTATTCGCAAATTTTCTTGCTGACTCAACACTTCCAAAACCCCAAGCCTTTAGGGCAAGTGCTTTTCTTGTAGGTTCTCCGTTAGGCTTCTTCATTGGTCCAGCCATCCCTGCAAACCTTGCGGCAAAAGAAACACGTCTAGGATTAGTTCCTGCTTTAACAGGGGGCTTTAGATTGCCCCCAGTTTGAGCATTATAAGACGCTCTGCCCTTAGAATTTAAGCCGCCCGCCTTGTTTTGTCCTTCTTTTCGAGTCCAAGCACTTGTTGCCATATTACTTTTTCTTTGC